GTAGATACTTTTGAACTAGAAGATGCAAAAGTTCCTCTAGAGTTACATGATAATGAAACTGAACTAGAAGATACTGCACGTACTGAAGTAGAGTCAGCCGAAGGTAAACTGAAGGCAGTTTTTGATGACGAACAAGAAGCAAAGAAAGCAAGGAAAAAGAAAATGAAAGAAAAACCTAAACCTTTGAAACTAAATATGACAAAGACAAAGGAAACTATAATGACAAAGTCCCCACATAAATTTAAAACAAAGGATTATATTGTCTTCCGATGCAATCTTTGTGAAAGAGATATGACACATACAAAAAAAGATGACGTCGGGAATTTTTACCCATATCAACTGTGTCAACATATTGTTTTCAAAGGACTGTATGCTGAGAAATAATGAGTATATCAGAACTTGATGCCGCGCTTAGTGGCAAGAAAACAAAACCTGTTGAAACAATTGGTACAACTGTCGATGCATTATTCCAACCAATAGACGAGGTCGAGGAAGGAGAAGGATTAAAAATTCTTATCTACGGGAAACCGGAGACAGGAAAAACTTACTTCGCTTTATCTTTCCCAGAACCACTACATGTAATATCTACAGAATTTGGTGTTAAGAAATTAAGACATCACTTCCCAGATAAAGACATAAAATTGATGGAATGTAATGTACCGTTTGCTGAAAAGCCTACGGATAGAAAAGGTAATGTAATTGATACACCTTTCAACACAGATCCAGAAACAAGTCTCAAAAAAATTGAAGCCGCAAGTTTCGCACTCGAACAAATTCGAGGAGGAACTATCATAGTTGATAGTGGCTCAGATATTTGGTCTTGGTTATCTCTGTATCTTGGTAACATCGGAGAAAGAAGTATATCAGCAAAAACAGGTGAAGAATATATCAAAGGAACCGAATGGGCTAAAATTAATGAAGCCTATAGGATTTTGGTAAATAGATTCAACTCACTACCTTGTCACTTCATTATAACTGCAAGACAGAAAGAGGATTTGGAACACAATGTCACATTCAAAGCCGCGAAAGACTTAGATCATTTCGTTGATCTAACAATACATCTAGAGAAATTACCTAGACCAATACCAGGTCAAGAAGGTAAGTTCACATACATACGACAAGCTACAGTTGCTAAATGTAGATATCAGTCCTTGAATAATATGCAAATTCAAGACATAACATTTGACAAACTGAAGACCTCAATAACGACATTAGATCCAGCACTCAAGAGCATATTTGAAGTAAAGCTCAAAAAGTAAATATAACTTCAACCCTTATTTTTTTATGTATACTTATAAAGCAAAAATTGTAGCTGTTTATGACGGAGATACATTCACATTTTATGTTGACCTTGGTTTTGATGTATGGGTAAAATCTAGACTAAGATTATATGGTGTAGATACTCCAGAAATGAGAGGACCAGAAAAGAAAGAAGGAACTGTTGTAAGAGATTATGTTAGAGAAAAAATATTAAATAAAATGGTAGAGATTACAGTTTTAAAGAAAGGAAAGTTTGGTAGGTATGTAGCCAAGGTTGTATACGAAGAAGAAGGTAAAACAATTGACCTTTCTGAAGATTTATATGCTCGTGGTATGGCAAAGAAACTTGACTATGAGTAAATTATGTCAGTGTCGCAAATGCACCTGCTATTTGTTATGTTATTCAGAAAAAGAATTCTGCGTATATTGTGATCCTGAGAGTACATTGTACTCACATCAGGTAGTTCTTCCTTAATGAAATATCGTTTAGTTACTTGTGAACAACAATTAGATTATGGTAAACCTGTTGCATGTTTATTTTCTAGAGGAGAAGATGGTCAACGTTATATGATTAAGAAAGCCAACATGCCAGTGTATTGTTATACATCAGAAGAACCTAATCCTCCAGATCCAAATCTTAAATCAAAAATCCTTCATGTTACTCCTGGTTTTAAATCTATATTTGGTAAAGATTTATTTAAAGTAGAAGTAACTGAACCAAAATATATTAATCAATTAAAAAAATTCTATAAGACACACGAAGGAGATATACAATGGACTAATAGAGTACTAATAGATTTAGGAATTAAAGATGGTTTTGAATATGATAGAAAAACTCATGAGTTTAAACCATGTGAAGTAGATAATATACCATTAAGAACTTGGGTAGTAGATATAGAAATTTCTGATGCTCCCACACTTCCTACATGGAGACAACCTTACTATCCTATCATTTGTATAATTGTTTATGATTCATTTAGTAAAACATATTATGAATTTTCTATGAAGACTGATAATGAAATAGATATGCTAGAAAAATTTGCAAAGTTAATGCAAGAACAAGATCCAGATATTATTACTGGTTGGAATGTAGACTTTGATGTTTCATATCTTATTGCACGTATGGAAAATCTTAGAAAATATATGTCACAAATGTTATCACCAATGAAAAAAACTTTTGTTATGGAAGCAAGAAACATGATGAAAGCAGATTACTTTAACATGAAAATAGGAGGAAGAATTATTTTTGATTCATTAAAAGCTTTTAAAGTTTACAAGAATCCTTCTGGTAAATTATCTTCTTATAATTTAAAGACAGTTGCTAAGTCAGAACTTAACATGGAGTATGATGATCTAGGTAAACATGTTACAAAGATATGGAAAGAAGACCCAGATAAAATTATAAAATATTGTAAGAAAGACGTTGAAGCAACCTGGGGTATTATAGAAAATAATAAATTGATTGATTTATATTTAACTATATGTTCTATTAGTGGTGTTAGGTTGGACAAAGCGGTATCCAAAGAAGCGATCACAGATTCTTACCTCCTTCGGATTGCGAAGGGGAGAACCATATTACCTAGCAGGAATACAGAGAGAAACTCTAGTGAAAAAGCATCTGCTGACTCACAAACTGAGCTCAAAGGAGGTATGGTACTTGAGCCAGATACTGGCCTTCAACAAGGGATCGCTTGTTTCGATGCTGCCGGACTTTACCCGTCCATAATGATAGGTTTTAATGTCAGTCCTGAGTGTAAAGATCCTAATGGATCAATACATGTTAAAGACGATAGAGGCAACACGTATAGCTACAGGAGCAGAGAGATTAAAAGCGGAATTGTCCCTCAAATATGCATTGACTTTAGAGATATACGCAAAAAATCCAAGCAAAAAAAAGTGGAAGCTGCTAAACAGTTTGGCGAACAGTCTGTTGAATATGTTCATGCTCACCAATTCGACGTTGCAATCAAGACAGTGATGAATGGTGTATATGGTGTCGTCGGAAACCCAGCTTTTAGACTTTTTGACTTGGATTGCGCAAACACTATCACAGCTGTTGGGAGGAACATAATTAATGGACTTGCGAAAACGCTTGGAGAAGCTTCGTATCCTACAGTATATGGAGATACAGATTCAGTCTTCGTCAAAGTTTCCTCACTTGAGAATGTTCCTAAGGCCAAGTCAGTTATTGAATCCTACCTTGGTAAAAATCTTAAACAATGGGGCGTCGACAAAGACACTATTGACGTTGCTTTCGAAAAATACTTTGAAAGATTATTATTTAAGCGTAGGGAAATTAGAAAGAATAAGTGGGTCCCTGTAAAGAAAAAATATGTAGGACATATGACATATTCAGATAATCATCCTTGTGATGTATTATTTATTCGCGGTTTTGAAACAAGAAGATCTGATACATCTCCTATATTAAATAAATTAATGATGGACTTCTTTACATATGTAATTAAAGATGATGATAAACAAAAAGGATTTGACCTTCTTAGAAAAACAAGAGATGAATTTACTACATATAATCCAATAGATATAGGAGTACCAAGAGCTATTCATAAACAAGTAGAAACATCTCCTTGGTATAGAGGTATGAAATATGCAGAAGCTAATTGTGATTTTATTTTTGATGATCAAACGTCTCCAAGACTATTATGGATCGAAAGAGTTATAGGGGATCACCCTAAAACAGATGCGTTTTGTATACAAGAAGGAATGGAAGTACCTAAATGGATAGTGATAGATTGGGCATTGATGTTCGACAAGGTCGTAAAGAAAAAGTTCAGACCAATACTGCACGAACTAGGAACGACATGGGACAAGGAGATGATGGGACTCCAGGACTTAGACCAATGGCTGTAGAAAAAGAAAACGTACCATTTAAACCGATTCGTAAATCTGCTTTTATGAATTATAAGAAATGTCCTAAGAAATTTTGGTTCTCTTACTTTATTCACGGAGAAGACTATTGGAATTATAATGAATCTACTAGTAAGAATGAAGCTGCATCTAAAGGAGATATATTTCATGCAGAGGTAGATGGATTTTATGGTCAAATAGATTATGAATTATTATATGAATTATCTGATAAAGATAAAGTTGTCAAATATTTCAGAGATAAATTTTCTTATTCAGAGAGTTATGATACAGAAAAAATAGAAATGGATGAATGGTTTGAT